TTGTGATACGCATTATTTCTTTTAGTGCTGCTCGCCCCTGTAACTTATTAAAGGTTAACATCTGAGACACATTATCTTCTCCATACTTTGATTTAATATATGTAATGACTTCATCTCTCTTTTCCGCTGGAACGTCAACATCAATATCAGGTAAGGACACATGATCTTCAGTGTTACGTCCTGCGTTATAAAATCTTTCAAAAATCAAATCGTATTCAATGGGATCAATTTCTGTAATCCCAATCAAATAAGAAATCAAACATCCTGCAGCAGAACCTCTTCCGGGGCCCGGCAGCCAACCTTGCTCTCTAACATGGTTTACAATATCCTGCACGATTAGAAAATATCCAGATAGATCTGCGTCAAAAATAACATCCATCTCATTCTTAATTCTATCAAGATACTCTTGCTTCTTATCTTCATTGTCAACCTTGCCGGTTTCAGCAAGTAGACTACGCCACCCATCTCTACATAACTGTTTTAAATATTCATCTTCAGTATAGTCGTCAGGACAGTCAAATTTAGGAAGCATTGGCTTACCTAAAATATCATACTCTTCACATTGTTCAGAAACCTCAAATGCTTTTGTTATAACATCCTCAGTATATTGATTTGACGCCTCTTCTGGCGAGATCATATAATACTTGTCTGAACTAAAAAAGCCTTTTAATTTTTTGAAACCATCTTGCTTGAGTCTATCTTTAACTTTGCCCATTGTGGTTTTCATTCCAGAACAAAGAAGTATTCGATGTAATTCTGCATCTTTTGTATCAGCATAATAACTAGGCTGCTGCTTTAGATCGTCAATACATATTAGATTCTCACTATGAGACTTTAAAAGCTTGTTGACAACATCATCACTGTAAGAGTTTTTCTTAGAAACTAAGTCAATAAGATCAAACCAACCTTGTTTGTTCTTGGCTAATAATGTCATTGGCTTATGGCTTTCAAACTCAAACGTGCAACCAATAATAGGTTTGATATCATTCTTCTTGCAAGTTTTATAAAAGGCGACAGCACCAGAAATAGTATTTATATCTGTGATCGCACAAGATTTGTAGCCAAACTTCTTACACTTGGCTACAAGTTGTTCCGGCTTTGAGTAGCCTCTTTGCAGACTAAAGTGAGTTTTATTGTTTAGTGGAATCCAATTCATGACAATCCTTAAATTTATTCAATTCTGAAATAGCAACATTATGACAATCTGCTCTAACAACAAAGCCATTGGAGGGATCTTTCTGACCCTTTGTTAGCTTGCGAGCTTTCTTAAAATAATCATCGTGAGTCAACCAACCTAAGACCCACGCTCTACCCCATCTTTTGTTCTTATTCTCAATCCTGACAAACACATATCGGTCGCACTTTTGCTTTGTATTAAAGTTGGCGACTGAACAATCATAATAAGGTTTAGGTGGAGAAGTACATCTCTTTGTCTTTACATCATACTTAGTTCCATCTTGTGCAACCAAGTCATAATCATAAGTGTTATTAATTGTACCACCTATAACTACATTTGCAACCTCTTCTCCTAGAAATCCAGCAATATTTCCGTCGCCTTTCATGATGGAGTTTTTTATGACTCCCATCTCTCTAGACTTTGCCCATGCGCTTTTTTTCATTTCTTCTGTAATTTTTACTTCAATCATTATCCGGGAGCCTCATAATATCCAACATCGAAATCTTCTCTTGTACAGTTTTGTATTGTGTCTAGCATACCAAATTGATCTAAGTGATTACTGACATGTCGGCACATGCTTTCATTAGTTCCGGGCCAATCCGTCTTACAGAAGTCACACAACTTAGTACACTTCCAGTGAGCCTGATTTCTAGATAGCATTCTTGGACGAGTCGTCTTCTTGATTTCTTCAAATCTATCCTTCAGCATACCCAAAAACTTTTGTCTGTCACTTTCTTCAAAACAGATACTAAACGGGCCACCATCTCTAATGAAATATATCGACATAATTGCGTCTTCATATTGAGGGAAAAGTTTAGAAATTGCATAATGATACAACATTAACTGTGGATCTTTACACAGCTTTTCATAAGTCTTCTCTTCTCCCGTAGCCCAGTTAAGTCGGCGTCCTGTCTTCCAGTCGATAACTTCAATTACTCCATCAGATACTTCTGTTACTAAGTCAATCGTACCCTTGATAGCAAGTTGGCCTTCTGCCTTTGTCCCGTCTGGCATATCATATTCATATTTAGCCCAGTCTTCTTCGATGGCAATATCAAATTGAGGTTCAGCCGCAACAATATTACGTTTTCTTGGGTCAAAATTGCCGTCATCATAAGTTAGGGCTTCCCATGTTGTCTTATCACAGAATTTATAGTCTGCATTAGTATAGTGATGAGAGCATGGTACAGTATAATGGTCGTAGCTACGCTTAAGGATTTCGTTTACAAATTTCTTTGTTCCGAGTCTACGTTTGGTAAACTCGACCTCTCCGATAGCGTCATCCTTAAGCAATAGCTCTTGACCGTCTTGGTGCAATTTCTTACATCCAGCCAAGACTTCCATAACCTTATGTACAACCGTTCCCAATTGAGCTTTCTTGCCTGAAGTAGTTTGATGACCTAAAACATAGGTCATAAAATATTGCATCTGGCAGTACTCAAAATTATTATAACTAGAACTTCTTATGTATGTAACTAACATATTATTCCTTAATTTTCATGATGCCACCAACGATCTGTGGCCCATCCTCTTGTGGTGCTGAAGGTTCAGTAGCTTCGATTACACTACCGAGCCAACCCCAGCTTTCAAGTACAGACATTATCTCTACATTAGTCTCATGCAAAGTTAAATCCTTATTATCTACAACGGCGTCATAATTTTCTATAAGTTCGCTTTCAGCCTCACTACTGTGTCCATCGTTATCAACACCTCTAGTGAGCCGAATAACTTTTCCTCCAGCCCTTTGCACGGCGTCAACTTCATTTTGGAATCTGCAATCTGAGATAACAGCTATTAAAGGTTCTTCGGTGCGTATATTCTTGATTGTATGTTCAGTCCAAATGTCAGGATGAATTTTTCTGCAAACATCTGTTCCAAAATACTGCATAAACTCTCTAGCTGTCATTCTGCCTTCATCGTTCCCTTCGTATCCGGGCATATTCTCCCAGCGGAACCAAGTCAGTGTATTCTTGTCTACATCTGTACCATAGCACTGAGCTCGACTAATACCAAATAATCCACTACAAATTTCTTTAAGAGCGCCTGCAAAAGAATAGTGCTTGATGAAAGGCCAAATGTTTTCAGCCGCCCATAACCCAAAGTCTAAGTCTGTTCTAGTAACATCCAAAACACCTTTGTTCGTTTGGTCAGAACCATCAGCATCAGTAGAGATAGTATCTACTATTAGTCTTCCTTCTTCATCAATTGCAAAGTCTTTAACAATATTGTAAGACCTCATTTGATACCCGTGTAAGAAAGAGCAAGCTGAATTTTTACCAGACTGTTTTCTGCCAGCAAACGCCAAAATTCTTGTCATCTATAAAACTCCCTGTAACTTATTAATAATTTGATCTTGTATTTGTTCGACTGTCATATCTCCCACGTCCTTCTGGTCGATTTCTGGTCGGTAGTAATTGAATCGTCTTCCGCATCTTTTTAGTATTTGCTTTGCTGCTTTTTGACCAGCCTCATCGTAGTCTGTTAGTATAACTACGTTTCTGGCTCCGCTTCTTTCTATTAGAATAAGCTGATCCTCACTTAGGCTAGCGCCAAAAATGCCGACAGTATTGGTAACGCCAGCCTCATGCATTCGCCACACATCACCCTGACCTTCTACTAAAACAATAGTGCCTTTTTTCATTATATCATCTTTAGCCACATTGTACCCATACAAATATGAACTTTTCTTGAACCCTTTGCTATGCAGCCATTTTGGTTTCATGTTTTGGTAAACAGCTCTGCCTATACATGCTACATACTTATTATTTTCATCATAAATCGGAACCACAACACGGCCAGACATTGGCTTGCCCCTACCTATGCACATGCCGATATCAAATTTCTCTAGAGTTTCTGATTTATATCCTCGATCAATATAATATTTGGACGGTATGTCAAGCTTATCAACTATTGTCTCTCTATCTACAGACTGTTCGTGTCGCACGGGCTCTCTTTGAAAAACCTCAAGTATCTTTACGACACTATAGTTTTCTACTGGCTGTTCAAATTCTATAGTTTCTGGATCTAATCCCAAGAACTTACTACAAAAATAGAATGTTTCCAACACTCCAACTTCTCGGGCTTTTCTATTTGTTAGCAAGCCTCTGACAAAACCAAAAGTATTCTTTCCATAGTCTTCATGGCAATTAGCAGTCCAGCAATTCCAATTACCTTTAGAGCTTACCCCGTCCGTAAATATAGAACAGCCTTCGGGATTATCGCCACCATGAATTGGACACGGGAAGGCCAACCTGTTTGGGTACTCAATGTAATCAATTTCAAAGTATTTTAGCAAGTCTTCAACTCTAGTCGAGAGCTGGTTAGACACTGCTAAGATCTGTTGATTCGTTAGTCGTTTGTTCAAAACCATCATCCTTAATTTTACTTGTTTTATGGGCTTCATTTCTTGTTTGCCCTTCTACAAGTTTACCAAATTTACCAAACATGTTCATATTTATATAGTCTCCGTCATCTAATCCGGCTCCATGACGAGCTACAATCGGTACTAGCTTTCTATTGCCATGATCTTCGCCGTCATCCGCCATCTCTTCATCTGACTTCATCTTAAATATTGTGAAGCTAGTACATAACCATATAAGCCTATCAGACCCACTAACGACATCTGTAGACTCCTTAGTAATACCATCTCTATTTAGCTGCACAAAACTCAAACAGGGCACATCATGCTTCACACAGAAGTTATGTAGTTGTGTGATCTGAAAGCCCAACACTTGAAACTCCTGCATAGAATTAGAAATACTAGCGGAGTTCATTAATTTCAAATAGTCATAAATAATAATACAATCATTTGTTCTGCCATTCTCATCAAACCCAACTTCTTGATGAATCCATTTTCTCATAATCGCAAGTATGTTTTCAAAAGGCTGACCAGCAATACTAACATAATGATATGGGATATTCTGAAGCTCTTCAGCGGCTTTCTCTACTTTCTCAATGTCTAGATCATTATTAGCGAACTTGCCGCTCGCCAGCTTGTTTATTTCAACACCACTGACATTCGCAAGCATGCGATTAAGATGATCCTCTTTAGACATTTCTGTATCTAGCATCAAGACTGGTATGTTTAGATTTCTGGAGACATGCATCGCTACAGCATCACCAAACATCGACTTACCGACTTTAGGTCTTGCAGCGACAAGATCTACGCACTTTCTACGGATTCCTCCTCCGATAGCCTCATCGAAACGAGGAAAGCCAGTGCTGATGCCCAACATTTCATTTTGATTCTCTTTTAAGAACTCAACATATTCGCTGACATCTTCACCAATGATCTTGGGCTTGTTGTCTGAGCCTTGATATATTTTGGATGTCGCATCTAAAATGGGGGTCTCAATCAAAGAGATGATTTCAGTGATGTCTTCATCACCATTAATTTTGTCAACCTCCAGTGAGCATTTAGCCAAAGTCTTCTTAACATCGCGAGCTATCTTCAGCTTCGCTAATTTTGCTCCGTTGACAGGAATGTTATCTTCTAAAATCGGAGTGTCAAATAAGTATCTTAAGTATCCAGCCTCTTCTTTGATTACATCATAATGATTGAGCTGGTTTGCAGCAGATAGTAGCGAAGAAAGTTCTGCCTTCTGCGTTGACTCAAGAGACTTCTTCAGGCAGTCAAAGATAACTTGGTTGGTCTGATCCATAAAATACTCGGTGCTGATATACTCAACCTCAAGCATTGCGTCAATTCCATATTGACATAGACCAGCAAGCACAGCAGATTCAGCCGCTGCGTCTTCTAATTTATTTTCATTTTGTTTAATTCGTACCATAATAACCCCATATTGGCCATAGCATAAGAAAACCACATGAGTGCATGTGGGTAATCTTTTTGCTTTATACATGATCCGCATACAATTACATACATTGCAGCGGAAACAGCGATAGCTGTTATGCCTAAATTCATTTACATTCCTCTAAAGATATAGAACCCCATACAAATGGTAGCGCTTAAAAATACACCAAGTAGAAAATCTTTCCATTCTAAAGTTAATGTCTTTTTCATTATCCAAAAAATCCTTTGATCTTAGTTAGAATATCACCACCTCCAAAACCACCTTTGAAGATAACTAGGTATGCTACTATAGCACCAACTATAATAAAAAACAACCACTTTCTCTTAGATGCGACAGCATAAATCTTCTCTTTTACTGCATTGATCTTCTCTAATCGGTAGTTTCGCTTCTGTTCAACTTTTTCTTTTCGATCCTCTTTGCGATCTTCCTTTGCTTCTCGTCTAGCTTCTCCTCTAGTTCTATCCTCTTGTGGAGTCGAGGCATCTTCAGCAACTTTTTCTTTATTCGCTGCCGCTTTTCTTTCGGCAATAATTTGTTGTAACCTATTAAAAGGCATATTTATCTCCCGCTACTTCCGAAGCCGCCATCTCCACGATCACTATCGTCAAGTTTATCGACCTCTAAAAATTCAATATCTTCAACTTTTTGTATGATTAATTGAGCGATCCTATCGCCCGGATGAATGTGCGCTAGTGTATCAGATGTGTTAAGTAAACAGACTTTTATTTCACCTCTGTATCCAGAGTCGATTACACCAGCAAGAACATCAATTCCCTTTTTAACTGACAAGCCAGATCTTGGCCAAATAAGACCACAGTAACCGTCAGGAATCGCTATAGATATATCTGTAGAGATTAATCTTCTTTTATGTGGATAAACTGGCTGTGATGTATTGGAAGCATATAAGTCCCAACCAGCATCAGACTTATGAGCCTTAGTCGGTACAGTAGCTTCTTTGCTAAGCAACTTGACTTTTATCATTATCTTCTCCTCCCAGCCAAACAGGCATCACACACGAACCATTCTCTTCTGTGGGACTCATGCACTTTGAAAGTTTCATTACACTGTTGACACTTCTGGGGAAATAACTTGCTAGGATTTCTTCTCTCGGTTGGAGTGAACTCAGGAGTTTCTATATCCATATGTTCAGTCCTATCGTCAACAAACTGGTTCTCTCTTGCCCTTATATCACTTACGGGAGTTCTAGAATTTTCAAGAGACTCTCTATTTACTGCAAAGTCATCAGCAACGACTCTCTGAGGTGGTGTCTTTTCCTTTTCCACGACCTGTTTTTCTTCAGGTTGAGCAGGCGCTTGGGTTTCAACATCCACCTCTAATAGAGAGTTTGCCATGTTTATTAAATCTTCGTCATTAAGAGCGATACCTTTTCTAAGTAGCTCTTTTGCTGTATCAATTATCGACATTAGTAACCTCTTCTCTTGCCTAAGTCTTGTAACAATGTCGCCATCCTTTTAATGTTATCGACTTTTCCAGTCAATCTATTCAGTCTGGCTTGTGACATAATTTTTAATCTATTTAATTCTGTCGCCATTGGGTTTTCTTTCACCGCAGAATAATATCTTTCTTGCCATTTTGAATATTGGCCGCCGTAGTTATGTAACTTATCTCCAATCATAAACCAAATACTATCGTCACAAAATTCAACAACAGTCTTCTCTTTATTATAGACACCTTGCAGGTATTCTGCATGAGCAAAAAGAATAAAGGAGTAGGATAAGCACTTCTCCTGCCCTAAAGATCTAACTTGTTCTGAGGTTAGCGCCATTATAGACTCCACCTCTTCATTCTGTTTAGACAGATCTGCATTTCTGTCTTCAATCCAGTCATCTACCTTTGAAAGGAATTCTGTTACCTTTTGTTCGTTAGTCAAATTTAGTTCTCCATTCATCCTCAGACTCATTATAATTTAACTCAATGAGCGTCATATCATTTAAGTCGCACCAAGCTCTTTTATCTTTGTCTCTAGCTTGGGCCTTGAAAAACGCCATCTTATCTTTATGAAAAAATGAATTGAATTTAAAGTGCTGTTCTCCATGCACTTCTACAATTAGACTTCTATTTGGGACATAAAGGTCTGCGTACAATAGAGACCTCCTAGAACCCGTCTTGGTTCCGGGAAGTGTAACCTCTTCTAATATTCTATCATATGGAAATATCTCTTTCAACAGTAATCTAGCTTTTTTATGTAAAGAAGACCTGTTTTTTTCACTTACTGAAGCTTGACTTCTAGAGGGGTTCCATTTCCAAATTTTACCATCAAGGCCAGATACATTCATTAAAGCATCCCCTTGATTTCTTTTTCTAGTATATCAAACACTTCTTCATTAGCCAGTAGAAAATTGTACAGCCTCTCTTGACCTTGAAATTTAACAGCCTTCAAAACTGCCTCAGTATCTTCTATGTTTGTTTCAGGTTTTATCTTCTTCACAACATCTGTAAAAGCAACCATAAACTCACATGTGAACCAAGCTCCAGCCTTACCGATAAGACCTAAATCCAAACCAAGCATAATAAGCTCTTGAATTTTATCTACACCGTGACCATATTTGATCCAGCTTTGACATTCTGTTCCGGGCGATCCCATAGATGAACAAACAACTTTCCAGTTCACGGCTTGGCCAACCTGACGATCACTTTGAACCCAAGGGGTGATAGATTTTACTTCCATTCTTGTGTCGGCTTGGTATTGAATTTTTCTACCGCAGTCTGGCATCCTTGATGCTCCGTAGCCTGAAGTATTAGCAATAAAGTGTGTGATGATAATCAGAGTTGCTTTTTGATTTGGTACAATCTGACCCATCTTTTTGCAGAAAACAGATAAGACTTTTGGTAGTCCTGCTCGTCCGGGAGTCATATCCCCATCTAATTCTTTTGCTGGCATGAGAGCAGAT